GTTAATAAATGCCATACAGCTAGATCATAAGGCAACTCCCTAGTTTTACAAAAATGCAATTCTAGTTTCTGCTCTTTATACTTACGATCTGCCTCCGTTCTAGCTTTAGAATTAAGGTCAAAACTCTCACAACCTTCATTATTACCATTAATAATAATTTCATCCTTGTAGATACCTACATTGAAATTTTTACCAATGCCTTTCAAGTATTCTGCTTCATTCATAACAGCACACCACTCATCTGTAGTAAAGTCCGTAGGTTGTTCCCAATAGTTTGTATATCCCATTTATCCTCCTAGTTTGATTTATTGATTAATACTATTTTTTTAATACCTATCCCATTTTTATACGGGATAACCTTATAAGGCGTAGGGCTATTAAGCCCCGCCTCAATCGCTTGTTTAATATATTCTGCCCAATTCATTATTTCTCCCCCCATAATCTTAAACCTATTAAAATAACTATCATTCCAAAAAATGATAGTTCATACAATAATTGTTCAGTCATTTTTTCCCCCATATTAAAACGATTACAATTGATAATACTAAAGCTAAATAAAAATATTCCATTATGTATTATCCATTTGTTGATTGATTAAGTTTTGTTGCTCAAGGTGACCAATGGGGTCAAATTGATTAAGTTTAGATTTTTCACAATCACCATTATCGCAAGATAAAAAATGATCTGAATTTAATTTTAAATCCTCACCACACTCGTGACAAATATCCATTACCATCCTCCCTTTCGTACACCTTTTTCAAGAACAATAGCTTTACCAAGTAAATCAATCATTAAAGTAAATGTTCCAGATTTATTGACAACATCACTAGCCTCTTTATTGATCTGCGGTCTAGGCGTTTTAAATTTAGCATCTTCATCAACTAAAATCCTACGACCATTATTTAATTTAACCATCTCAACGTATCCACCACACCACTCTTGAGCCTCTTTAAGCGTTAAAGTTGGTGATTGTTTAGTTATATATTTAACCATACTATCCATGTTCTCTCCTATTTTAATTAACATAGGTTAATAATTAAATTATTATAAAATAAGTGTCAACCCACAAAATAACAATTTGCATAAAAAAAAGCTTTAGTTTATAATGTGTCAAATATGTCACAAACCCTTACAGATAAACAAAAAATGTTCATTGAGTACTTTAGCCAGACGGGCAACGCTACTCAATCTGCGATCAAGGCGGGTTACTCCGAGAAGACTGCCGAGCAACAAGGTTACGAACTTAAGAACAAGTTACAAAGCCAGATTGAAAGTGCTACCAAGAAGCTTCTAGGCTCTGCTGTACCTATGGCGGTGGACAAGCTTAAGAAACTGATTGAGAACGACAAGACTACTCCAAGCGTTCAATTAGGTGCAATCAACTCATTGCTAGATAGAACGGGCTACCAGACTACAACCAAGTTTGAAGACATAACAGGCAAGAAGACAGACGAGGAACTTAAGGCCGAGTTAGATCACTTACTTAATAACATGAAGATCATTAAACTTACTGATCCCAATGATGGCGGGTCTAGCTTAAACTAGGTCATTGCTCCTCCATATCTGCTCATAGACAGACATAACACCTATAGGCTATGACAAGCCTCATCACTCTGATTACCTGCGTAACATGGCTAGATAAAGGGTGTCCACCCACACACACACGTTCTCTGGCTCTGCTGCTCTATGTTGCGTGGTCTAGGCAATGTTACCCCTGCTTTGTTCTCTTACTCACCTACATACACACAGATAAAAGAAAAAAACATGAGAACAGAAGCCCCTGTTTTGACCCCCCACCCCCCAAACGGACTTTCCTGCCACTAATCAATGCATTCCTCCGCACAGCGATTGGTATATTTAGATATTAACCAAAGTTAATAGGTTGCATATGTAAAAAAATTAAACTATATGGGATAATTATGGCACGTAAATTTTTACAGGTAAAAAAAGCACAAACTTTGTTGCATTATCAAAAAGGTGCGTATATCTATAGGTATGTTCTTGTTGATAGAATTCCTTATACTGCTACACAGCATTATGGCTTTGACGACAAAACGCATATGACCACCGAAGAAATTTTTGAGTTATCAACACCACGAAAAATACGTAGGAAATATATTTTAAAAAATGACAAGTGATGATCTAGAACAAGCTGTTAAAATAGCTAAAGAAATAGAGTTACGTAAAACTACTAATCGTATGAATGATTATAAACCATATGATTACCAAATTAAATTTCATAATACAGAAGCACAACAAAGATTGCTTATGGCTGGAAATAGAATCGGTAAGTCCTTTAGTGGGGCTATGGAAATGGCGTACCATGTGACGGGTCTTTACCCAACGTGGTGGGAAGGTAAACGGTTTAACAGACCAATTCGTGCTTGGGCTGGGGGAGTTTCTAATGAAACCACTAGGGATGTTTGCCAAAAAGAACTTATCGGTCAACCAGACGATCCTGCGGCAAAAGGTACAGGTTCAGTACCACGAAAGTACATTGTGGAAACTGTTAGAAAAGCGGGTGTACCAAATGCCATAAACTCGGTTATAATAAAACACGTTTCTGGAGGACATTCTAGAATAGGTTTTAAATCTTATGATATGGGTAAAGAAAAATGGATGGGAGAAAGTGTAGATGTGATCTGGCTAGATGAAGAACCACCTACTTCAATTTATACACAATCACTTACAAGAACAGCTGACAAAGGCGGAATAGTTTATATGACGTTTACTCCAGAAAACGGTATGACACAAACTGTTGCACAATTTGTAAATAATTTAAGAGCAGGACAAGCATTAATAACAGCAGGATGGGATGACGCACCTCATATGACAAAAAAAGTTAGAGATCAAATTTTAGCGGCTTTACCACCACACGAAAGAAAAATGAGAGAACGTGGAATACCACAATTAGGTTCTGGTTTAGTTTTTCCTATTGCAGAAGAAGATATTACTTGTGATGAAATAGAAATACCAAATCATTGGCCAAAAATTTGTGGATTAGACTTTGGATGGGATCACCCAACAGCAGCAGTATGGGTTGCTTGGGATAGAGATACAGATACAGCTTATGTTTATGATAATTATGCTATGAGGCAAGAAGCAGTACCTATTCATGCATCTGCAATTAAAATGAGAGGTAAATACATACCTGTAGTATGGCCTATGGATGGAAGACAGGCTGATAAAGGTTCTGGTAAAAGCTTAACACAACAATACAGAGAAGAAGGCGTAAATATGACTAGAGAACATTTTACTAATCCTCCTCCAAATGGACAAAAAGAAAATACGGGTGGTAACTCTGTAGAAGCAGGTATTCAAGAATTATATACAAGATTTAAAACACAAAGGTTGAAAATTTTTAAAAATCAAGGTAAACTGTTTGAAGAATTGCGAATGTATCATAGAAAAGATGGTAAAATTGTACCAGCTAATGATGACGTTATTTCTGCTATGAGATATGCGGTTATGTCGTTAAGAAAAGCTAGAACAAAAACATATGAAAGATTACAAGTGCAATCAGATTATGAGTTTAATGTGTTTAATTAATAAAGGATAAAAATGGGAATATTTAGAAGTTTTTTTAGAGCAGTTACACAAGCAGTTGCTGCACCACAAGTACAAGCACCTGTTGCAGCACCTGTTGCACAAACTGCTACTGCTCCTACTACTACTACGGATGCAAATAAAAAAGCAAGTTTAGGTTCTGGCTACGGTTCAAAAGGTACAATTATGTCAAATTCAGAAGGTGTTGAAGAAGATGCTAATATATCTAAAACTGTTTTAGGTGCTGGTAATAAAAAAAAAATAAAAGCATAATTTATGATTGAAGTCGTTACAAACGACAAATGGAGAAAACCAATAGGTGATTATCTAAAAAAAGCTTGTCATATAAGTGCAGATATAGCTAACGAATATTCTTATCTTGGTTTTATTGAAAACGATAAAATATTAGGTGGTTTTTTATTTACTGATTATGATGGTCATAATATTTATGTACATTTAGCTATAGAAAGTCCTAGATTATTTTCTAGAAAACATATAAGATACGTCTTTGACTACGGTTTTAAACAAATTGGCTGTGGTAGAATGACAGCAGTTTGCAGAAATGGATACAAACGTAATGAACGTATTTTGTCTGGAACTGGTTGGACAAAAGAAGGAGTTGTAAGACAAGTTATGAAAATAGATAATAATTTTGTTGATGCAGCTATATACGGTATGTTAAAACAAGAATGCAAATGGATTTAGGAGAATAAATTATGGGCGGAAAAGCACCAATGCAAGCACCACCACCAATAGATAATTCGGTATATGAAAAAACAGAAGCAGCAGAAGCAAAAGTTGCAGCTGAAAAAGGTAAAATGTTATCTACAAAAAAAAAAGGTCAATACGGAACAATTTTAACAAGCGGTCAAGGTGTAGAAGAAGAAGCAACAACGTCACAAACATTATTAGGCGGAAAAAAATATTAATTATATGGCTTACACTAAAAATTCTTTAGTAAAAAATATTAACGCCAGAAAAGCTGCTGGCACTTCAAGACCAAAATCAAAATCTACAGTTTCTAAAAAATCTTATGCTCAAATGAAAACTGGATGGAAAAAAAAATAACATGGCAACATACGAGTATATTAAAAAACGTGTAGATGCGTTAGCAAACGATAGAGGTACGTGGGAAGTAAACTGGCAAGAAATTCTTGACTACGTTATGCCAAGAAAAGCAGACGTTACTACTTTAAGAACAAAAGGTGAAAAACGTACTGAAATTTTATTTGATAGTACAGCAATAACAGCAAACAATTTATTAGCTGCAAGTTTACATGGTACACTTACATCTCCGTCATTAGCTTGGTTTAATATAAAATTAAGAGATGAAAATTTAAATAAAAATAGAGATGTACAGGTCTGGCTAGAAGATACTGGTCGTAGAATGTATGATAATTTTAACGATACAAATTTTAACACAGAAGTACACGAATTATATTTAGATTTATGTTCTATTGGAACTGCTGCTATTTTTGTTGAAGAAGGCAATGAAGGATTTGAAAAAGATGGTATTCATTTTAACACTTTACATATTGCAGAATATTATATTCAAGAAAATATAAATGGAAAAGTAGATACACTTTATAGAAAATATAAATTAACAGCTAGACAAGCTGTACAAGAATTTGGAGAAAAAAATTTAGGTGAAAAAGTTTTAGAAGCAGCAAAAGAAAAACCAGATAAAAAATTTAGTTTTATTCATGGAGTAGAACCAACAAAAGATTATGAAAGAGCAATAGGTAAATCAAATACTAAATTACCTTTTCATTCATGTCATGTTTGTGAAGAAGATAAAATGGTTGTGCGATCTGGTGGTTATAATGAATTTCCATATTTAGTACCACGTTGGTCTAAAGCTACTGGAGAAATTTTTGGAAGATCACCTTCTTTTAATGCATTACCAGATATTAAAACTTTAAACAAAGCAGTTGAAATTGGATTAAAAGCATGGGCTAAAGCAATTGATCCACCATTACTTGTTCAAGATGACGGTGTAATTGGTAGAGTTAGAATGACACCTGCTGGTATTACAGTTGTTAGACATGATGGTGCAGTAAAACCATTAGAAATTGGTGCTAACTGGCAAATTACAGACATGAAAGAAGGTCAATTAAGAACTGCTATTAGACAAGCATATTATTCAGATCAATTACAATTACAAGATGGCCCACAAATGACAGCAACAGAAGTTCAAGTTAGATATGAACTTATGCAAAGATTACTTGGGCCAACATTAGGTCGTTTCCAAACTGAATTTTTAAATCCATTAATTGAAAGAGTATTTGGAATTATGTTTAGAGCAGGTGCTTTTAAAGATGCACCAGAAATTATTGGCGACAGTAAAATAGATATAGAATATGTCGGGCCTTTAGCACGTTCTCAAAGAATGGAAGAAGCAGTTGCTATTGAAAGATTATATGCATTAGCAATGAACATTGGGCAAGTTGATCCTGCAATTATGGATAACATTGACCATGATGAAGCTATTAGAATGAGAGCAAGATTATTAGGAGTACCTAAAACTGTTTTAAGAAGTGCAGAACAAGTAGAAGAAATGAGAGCCGCAAAAGCAGAAGCACAACAACAAGCACAAATGGCTCAACAAGCACAACAAGAAGCACAAGCTATGAACACATCAGCTGATGCTACTAAAAAATTAGCAGACCCTAATGTACAAGCAGCTATGGACAATATGTCTGATGACATGGGTATGTCCGATATGGCAGGATAATATGGCGGATGAAAAAGACGACTTAAAAGAATTAAAAGCACAATACAATATTACGTTTGCATCTAAAGAAGGTGAAACAGTATTAGCAGATTTAAAGTCTGCTTATTATCATAGGAGTTCATTTTCAAATGATCCTTATGAAACAGCATACCGAGAAGGACAAAGATCGGTATTAATCAGAGTAATCAATCTAATGAAGGAAAATAAAAATGTCAAATGAAGCATTAAATAACGAAGTAGATAAATCTTTTGAAAATGAAACAGCACCAACTCCTGTAAGTTCGGGAACAGTTTTAGGAGCAACTAATGATAATGGAGATTGGAAATCATCATTACCAGATGAACTTAAAAATGATGCTACTCTACAAAATTTTAAAGACGTTGAAAGTCTTGCTAAAACAGTAGTACATCAACAAAAAGTATTAGGTAGTAGAATACCAATACCTAAAACTGATGAAGAAAAATCTGAACTGTATAGTAAATTAGGAAGACCAGAAACTTCTGAACAATATGAAGTTAATATACCAGACACTCATAAAAATTATGTTAATGAAAATGATTTTAAACAATTTAAAAATATAGCACATCAAATTGGTTTAAATAACGATCAAATGAAAGCAATAGTAGATTTTCAAATACAATCTATTGATAATCAACTTTCTACTGAACCAAGTAAAGTTGCAGTACAAAGAGAAGAAACAGAAAATGCTTTAAAAAAAGAATGGGGTTATGAATATGATAAAAATGTTAGAGCCGCACAAAGAGCATTAGATGTTTATGGTGATAATGAAATTAGAAAATTAATGGATACAGAAGCTGGTAACAATCCTGCTGTAGTAAAAATGTTTGCTAGATTAGGTGCAGAAGTAACAGAAGATATGGCTAAAAATACACAACATAATACTTTAGCTACTTCACCGTTAGATGCACAAGCAGAAATAGATGCAATATTTAGTAATCCAAGTGACCCTTATCACGATCAATCTCATAGAGAAAATTCACAAAGAGTTGAATATATGCGTCAACTACATGAGAAAAGATTTGGTAAATAAGTCAAAATTATGTTATACTAACAAAATCTAATTCGCCCTTTTTAGGAAAACGAAGAAGTAGCCATGATTGGCTTTAAACTTCCGATCTGATCGTATCGTTTACGATAAGGTTTCCCGTAAGGATAAAGACCGATAATATAGAATATGGATTAGTAATTATATTATTCCCACTATTCTTAACTTTTAAAAAAAGGACAAAAAATGTCAACACAAATAACAACAGCTTTTGTAGAACAATACAAAAGTAACGTGTTCCATTTGGCTCAACAAAAAGGTTCTAGATTAAGAAGTGCGGTTAAAACTGAAACGGTTACAGGAAAAGCACATTTTTTTGAAAGAATTGGGTCAACTGCGGCACAATTAAGAACAAGCAGACATTCTGATACTCCGAGAGTAGATACTCCTCATAGTAGAAGAAAAGTAACAATGAATGACTACGACTGGGCAGATTTGATTGACCAAGAAGATAAAGTAAGAATGCTTATATCTCCTCAATCTGAATATGCACAAGCGGGTGCTTTCGCAATGGGCAGAGCAATGGATGACGCAATTATTGCGGCAGCTACAGGCAATGCACTTGGCGGAGTTGCAGGTGGAAGTTCAATTGCTTTACCAGCGGGCCAAAAAGTGGTTCATGGTTCAGCTGGATTATCAGTAGCAAAATTAATTTCTGCTAAAGAAATTTTAGATGCAGCTGAAACTGATCCAGACGAGCAAAAATTTGTTGTATGTTCAGCAGGTCAGATTTCTGATTTGTTAGCAATTACGCAAATTACTTCTGCTGATTTCAATTCAGTAAAAGCGTTAGTACAAGGTCAAATTGACACATTTATGGGTTTCAAGTTTATCAGAACTGAAAGACTAGGAACAGATGCAAATGGCAATAGACAAGTATTAGCATTCAATCAATCAGCATTAGGTCTTGCTGTTGGATCAGATATATCTACAAAGATATCTGAAAGAGCAGATAAGAACTATGCAACACAAGTATTTTTATCCATGACTATCGG